TGTTTTACTTTTTTTAAATGCCCTCAACTGGGAATTTATATGTTCCGTTAATTTTTTCTAAGTGATTTTAGGCCATTATGAGAAAATGGCGCATCATTATTTATTTGCCTGTGATAGTCTATAAACCTCTTTAGCGATTTTCGATAATGAAAATTCGGCATATATCTCGCTATCAGTTGCAGTTGCACTTCGTGAGGCTACCAATACCCAATTAATATCCTGCGGTATGGTAACATCAAATTTGTTTTTCCCGATTTTACTCAAAACACCACTGACGATAATACTGTCATATGTCGGCTTTTCAGTAAAATAACCTATCTGATAAAAAGCACTATTATTTGAATAAACATTTGCCAAGATTCTAGAATATTTAAAAGAGGGCATAAGATATGCTTCCCACGATGGGCTAAGTACAACCTTGCCTGATTCATTAATGTATGCGGTAAGTTTATCTTCAGCAAGTTTTATGTCATCGTAATTTCTTCTGTCTTGCTCTTCAAAGTTCCCATCAATCGCAGTAGCTAAAGTACCCCACTTTTGTTCGGAGTCCTTTGCTATATCAAATATCTTTTCCATAACTTATTCGTTTTTAATTAATGTTTCATTCGAAATTAAAGTATCGTTACCTAACATTGTCAAGTAGCTGGAGATAACTATGCTGATCTTCTGAGGAGACTTGGTGACCTTTCCGGTTACTTCATAGACACCGTTGTCTCCAGATATGGATATGTCGCTAATGGCGTTAGATGATATATCGACCAGCTTATCAGAGGGATTTGACAATTTTATGGTGATAGTGACCGTACTACCCTCAATAACGTATTCCCCCGGATTAACCGAGTAGGATATCGAGGAGTAAGGGATGTTGCTCTTCACTATTGGTCTGAACTCCACCATACCCGGATACAGAGTGCCTAGTTTGTGCTTCTTTAGCTGGCGCTCCAACAGAAACTCAGAAAGGGTGTATGGGAATAGAAGGAAAGACCACAAGCATAATTTAGAATATTGTGAGACTCCCTCATTTGAGCCTATTGTTAGTCCGTCACCCGTCTTAACAGAGTTACCTCTAGCTATACTGTTCCTGTTATATACATAAGTAGACTGATATGAGATCTGTCTTGACGAATTTAATACAACGCTTTCTGTTGGAGTACCAAAACTATAAGGATAGGTAACATGAGACGTTGGATGCACCATTTCCATTAAAAAAGGAGCACCTCCCGTTCTTCCAACAGAAGATATAAATGGGACACAATTTACATTTTCATCCTGATACGCTCTATCGACAGCCACAGTGTAATCCTTCAATCCCAAATCACCTACAAACTGACCGTAGTCATCTACTCCGTCTGATTGCAAGCCTCCTTCTTCGTTAATACCACTTTCTGGAGTTCTAGCATAATTATATAACGTCATATCACGTCCATTACCACTAAAGTCTTTAAGATACCAATCTTCATCGGGAGTATCATTAGTAAGACCTTGCTTCTTCACATTGTAGTAAATATCAGGCTTAACATACTTGTCCAAGTTGTAGTAGGCTATTATTTGATTAATCTCGTCAGTGGTCAATACTCGTTTGGCAATGAAAGTCCAGTACCAAGCAACTTTACTTAATTCAACTATGTTATTATCACCATTTATATATCCTTGTACACTAAATTTTCCTTGCGATAAATTACCGGTTATATGTATAGAATAATCGTTTTTATCTCCTAATATAGTATTTATTATATGACTATTGTTAGCATTAGAATTATTAACATCATATACTGCATATCCATATATTCCAGTCTTACCAATATTGGCAACATGATTTCTTACATATTCATATCCTATAGGTTGTCTAATATAATTAGTTAATGCAGCAGCCGTAGCACCTCTCAAAGTTATTTGATGAATCATACTAACTACAGTAAATTTATCAGCAATACCCATTTCTTCAACAGTATTCTGACTGACAATCATGTCATTTACTCCGTCGGTGACGAAAGCACCATAGTAAGAACTATCTTTATCTGCGTAGCCACTTCCTTCGGTGTAAGCTGCGTTGCTGATTACAAACGGATTGCCAGGGTCTACCAAGTTCTTGATAATATCCCTGTCTGGATCAGTGTTGCTCTTGCCGTCAGCTATCCATACACCTGCCAAGGAAGACAATACATCGGGAGAGATGTAGGGACGGTCGGTAACGGAAGAAGCTCCCGGAACTCCCAACTTAATCGCATTGAAGCGGATAGGATCAAGCCCTATCGCATCAAGCCTAATCGGATTTAATCCTATCGCTCCCATTACTCTTCTGATTCAAAATATTGAGCCTTGACCGGCTGCGTCTCACATTCAATCTTGATGTATTGTCCGGGGATTATTCCGACAATCGGACGGGCGAACTTCTTATCGTAATTTCTGCTCTCTACAACAGAGAAATTTTCTCCGTCATAGCTTATATACACCCAAAGCTTACCTCCTTTTTCAAATGTGATCTGCAATCCTATTTCTGCCGAATTTACTTGTACAGTATCACTTATATAATTACGTTCGTCTTTAGCAAAGGTTATATCTGTTAATGCCATGATTGTTCCTCCTATTATTATGATTCAAATTTGATATCGTTAATTCTATTCAACCACCCTCGTTTGAACTTGTTGTTTGCAGGACGTTTCCGGCAGATGTCCTCTATAAAATCAAAACGAGCAATCTTGATCCGATCAAATAACTCGCGTGGATTCTTAGAATTAACTGCCGAAATGGTTTTTGGTCCGACAATACCGTCAGGAATTACGCCGACCAATTCCTGCGGGATCTTGATACCATGAATACCAGAGGCCCACACCCAATCAACGAGAATATTAGCAACTGATTGAGATTTTATCTCGTCAGCCTTCCAACGGTCCCAATACATTGTTTTCATGATCTCTGTCCATTCCTCCTTAGAGAGATTCTTCAACCTTTCTATTGTTGGTTTTGGATAGCCTTTTTTCTTGCAATAAGCCTCATAGGTGGAGATTGTTACTCCCATATTGGTAGCTCCTCCTAAATCATCAGGATCATTTACGAAACCACCTTCCCATTTTAAGATGAACGGTGCCAATTCTTTTACATCTGCCATATTTCTTTCCTCCTATAATATCAATGTTAATACTCCCAACGCCAGACCCACGCAATCACAGATGATGTCTTTAATTGAGAACTCTGTTTTCTTACAATACTTATCGTATATCTCCTTCAAGATGAAGATTGCTATGGTTATAATGATTGCTTCCCATAGTGGCACAATTCCAAAAAACTTTGATAGCCATATTATCAAGTTCTGGCACACTATAATGTGAGCCATGCCGTCTAATCCTATCTTGGATAGAGATTTACTGATTAATGTCTCGATTCTATTTACCCAATTCATCCACTTCCTCCTTTTCTATAATTTCCTTCACATCCTCCTTATCAACCTTAAACACCTTCTTACCAAACACACCCAAAGCCCCGATAAGATTGATGTTAATCCCCTTTGGCTTCAGTATATTCCCAACGATTGAGCATCCCTCTATAAAGCATACCAATAAGCAGGAGTACACATCAATAGGATATTCATTATGACTCGCTACGCTAATCATACAGACCATGCATACGAAAGCAAAGTAAGTGACCATTTTTCCCATGGTCGCACGAATTGCGCGAGAGAATCTTACTTTATCACCCATTAGCATGCTTTTCCTTACTCCGAACAGGAGATCACAGAGAATTACCGCACACGTAACAATCAGCCATGGAATCATATTTTGCAATGATTCGGCAACAAACGCTCCGGCTATTGCGGCGAAACTGCCAGTAGTGGTATGGATTATCGCTTCTTTCATATTAGACAAGTCAGATAAACGGTTAACAACGAAATTACCTCTATCCAGAACATAGGTTTCCTTTTGACAAGAGTCGCAATGAAGTTACCCGTCCAGTTCTCACTTATCGCAATAGCCAGATATGCAATAAATCCCACCCATAGAAAAAGCCAATACCAGGCATTACAACCTACCCATATTTGGGAGAAGATTAAAGACATGGCGGCACCGATACAATGTGATACCTTCTGGCTTCCTTTAAAGTTGGGAGACACACCCAACACTCCCATTCCGACAACAGAAAGGAATACAAGAAACTGGCTGTTCTCGGAACTGGCTTCCAATGCAGCCGGAAGAAGCAATGCACCGGAACCGACCATGCAAAGAGTAAACCAGAACTTATGCGTCAGGGCGTAGTAGGTATCACTGATTGAATAAGGGATTTCTTTACCCTTCTTTATCATCGCGAAGACATACCCGGCGATGAGGATGAATGACATTAATACTAGTAAAATCATAGGTTTATCTGTTTTTTAAGTTATTGATTTACTTTTGAAAGAGCTTCGTTGACAGCCATTCGATCAATTACACGAGTAAATAGCTGTGTATACTTTTTTAGAGATTCCGCTTGTTCAGGCGATATATCAACTTCTCCTTCCCGGTGTATATCTTGTGCAAGATTAAATTCTCCAAGATCACCTGTAGTCTGAAAAATCGCATTTCCAAATGTTTTAGATACATCGATGGTACTCTTATTCCCTTCGAGATCCACTAGTTCAATTTTTCTAAAATCTATTTTCATTGTTACAATTATTTAATAAACAGGTTATTAACGTAATATGGTGGGGAAGTCTTAGCAATATCAGCTGTCACAAATGTTACGAACTTCCAAGGTTCAATAGTATAAGTTAGAGAACTAGGCTGATTATATACCACTCTTTTAGGATAATCAGAGCTATTAACAACCGTCACTTTCTTGAATGTTGCAGAATCGCAAATACGCAAAACATAATTTCCATTTCCTTCCATAACAATGCAATCTATAGGTTGTCCCGATTGAGGATATCTATCTACATTATTATCTGATCCATAACCATAGATGTGAACATAAAAATTCCAATCATTATTGGCAAAAACTTTAATTGTAGTCATTACTCTATGCCCGAACTCCCCTCTGCACCACAAGTCAGATGTGTAAAATCTCCATGAGCGACCTTCCTCAGAATTGTACCCTTGTTGGTATAAATCCCCAGAAATCCAAGTTTTTGAAAAATCAATATTAAACGAAGAGGAAACATTATCTCCAGAGCCTTCTGTATTAAAAGAAATCTTGCCTTGTATCTTGCCTGCATTATCAATAGCTTGTAATTCTTTGAAAGTACCCGTTGCCCCTTTTAATTTTGTCACTTCAAGAGTATCAACGTTAATAAACTCCGTCTTTATCTTCCCGGCTTCTATGAAAGTCTTTCCGCCTACGGTCATTCCCCCACTTTCAGGAAGAGATATTTTTCCGTCAGCAGTTAACTCAACACCTGTCTGATTATGCTTGATGGAGCCTTCAGTCATTAACCAACCCTCTGTCTTCTCCAGATTACCCACAAATATCCCCGAAGTACCGAGGACATCAATAGTTGCGTTCTGGGCGAGAAGGACGTTGGTTGCCACGTTTACGTATTTACTGAATTCTTCCCACTTCGTTGAATCGAAAGAAGAAGTAGATGTATGAGTTGTCTTACATAACCAATTTAATCCGTCGTATATTACAACATCTACAAATGCATCATTATGATAATACTCAGTATTTTTATCCCATTTACCTCGTGGACGAATCATAGCACCGGGTAGTCCTGTTTGTCCTTGGCTTCCAGTAATACAAACCGGATCGCTTTCCCATGTAGAATCATCCGTATAAGTGACCTTGGTCTTAGACCATAAGTATTTGCCGTTTTGCCATGTGGGAGAAGTGCTAGACCAAGAGCCACCAACCAAGGAACTGGAAGAAGTCGAAAGGTAGTATAAGACATCAACTGCTTTCACTCCTTTGCCGTCATTACCGCTAGGTCCCTTTCCGCCTGTCACACATACGGGGGTAGTTTCCGTATAAGAATTGTCTGTATAAGTTATAATGGAACGTGTCCAAATATATTTACCGTCCTTCCATGCCGGAACAGTAGTAGACCATGAGCCACCCGTAGTGGTACTATATGATGTAGACAAATAGTATTGCTCGGAAACACTCTTAACGCCAATTCCCGTAGCCCCCTTACCACCCGTAACACATATCGGATCGGTTGTCGTTGATGCGCTATCTGTATATGTTATTACTGACCTAGTCCAAATATATTTCCCATTTTCCCATGTCGGAGGTGTTGTACTCCAAGAGCCACCAACCAAGGAATTAGAAGAAGTAGATAGATAATATTCTTCGGCAATGCTTGAGACTCCCCTACCATTATCTCCAGTACTGCCTTTACCTCCGGTGATACAAGCGGGATTGGTTTCAATAGACGAACCGTCTGTATAGACCACTTTGGTTTTACTCCAAACGTATTTCCCATCTACCCAAGTTGGTGAGTTCGTAGACCATGAACCACCGGAAAGGGAGGTTGAAGAACTGGAAAGATAATAAAGAACATCAACGCTCTGTACACCTTTACCGTCTTTTCCTGCTTCGCCCTTGATTTTAGACCAAGTATAATCGGCAAACACATTGCTATCTGCCTGTACAAAATCTACATATACACCCATGTATATACCGGGAGTCTCACCATTATTAGCGGTGAAGGTTTTCCCGTCATCAGAGTATTTGATGTGAAGGTAGCTGGTCTTCCCATTTTCTCCATTTGTACCAGGTATGCCATCACCTCCTTCAAATTTAGCCCATGTATACTTAGAAGGATCGCTGCTACTTGCTTGAACAAAGTCAACATAAGTACCAATATATTTATTGGGGGTATCAGTCATTTGAGAAGCCGTAGGATTCTGGACGGGAGAATACTTGATATGAAAATATGAAGTTTTTCCGTCAGCACCATCTTTCCCGGGTATTCCGTCCTTTCCGGGCGCTCCTTGTGAGCCTGTATCCCCTTTAGATATAGCTTTCAACCAGTCCGTAGAAGAATCTGACGGTTCCTGCGTAGTAGTAGACTCAATACATATCCATGTACTGCCGTTATGAGTCACTTCATCGTAGTACCAGTATGTGCCGGATTTCCATTCACCCTTGAATGCCGGAACGGGAACCTCAGTCACACCGTCACTGGATATCTGCCTGATAGTTCCGGTCATATAGACTCTATTGAGGTATGCGCTATGACCGGACATATCAATGCCAAACAGCTTCAGGTTAGATAAGTCGCCTAACTGCATGGCTATCATGTCCTTCGTTATTTCCCAGTTATTAACACCCTTAAGGAAGCGGATGTAATTCTGTGTAGAGTAACATGACTTTTGCCGTTCTTCATTCGTGAAATTACCGTATGCGACAAAATGCATCGCCTTACAAGGATTAAAAGTATATCCACTACGGAGGACGTATTTAAAGGAAGCGTTGTCTATCTTTTCTGTAATCCGAAAATACGCAGTCTGGAAACCGGTATCGTTATTGAATACTCCCTTACAGATATCATCAATCTCTACTTGTGATACCTCCCCGGGTTCCAGCTTTAAATGAACGGTCTTGTTCGCTACATCCACTGATTCAATGATACCACCGCCGGGAGCATTCCATTCTTCACCGGAGACAATAGACACACGGTTATACCGCAACTCCGGTACTTCCAAGAAATCACGCAGCCGCAAAGACTTTGCGTCAATATGGCCTTCGGGAGTAATCAGCCAGCCTAGGAGGTTCTCGGCATAATCTAGAGAAGATATATTTCCTGCAATTGCTGCATTATTGGCTGTAAGTTTGTCAAATACCTCTAGGATATTGGCAGACACCTCTGTTGCAGTAACATCATCTGTTATAATACCTTCCTTCACTATAATGCCTTTCAAAAATGATATTAATCCTAAAGCTCTGTCATTCTTTGTTTTACTAATAGAATAACTAATTATTTCCTGAAGAACTCTCTTTGCGGAGAATACATTTTTATCAGAAGGAAGAGTATTGTCATTTTCTCCAATCACATACACGCTTGTTCCACCTCCTCCGGATGCAGAGCCTGAATAGGTTTGCCCTTTATATGTGAGTGACTCCAGTTTACTCTCTATCTCACCTATACGCGAATATGGAGCTGTTTCACCGACTGTATAGATCGGGTGGTCGTAAGGAATATCCAGCGGCCATTCAAAACCTATGATACGGGATTGTCGTCCTTCTGGGAAATAAGCCTTATTTATCAGGTTGACTTTAGCCCCAACTTCGTATGTACGAATATTGCCCTCATTGCAGATGAAATCAGCGTTCATCTCGCAATCGTAGGTAGACGGGTCAATCATGGATTTCTTTACGTATTCCTTTGCCTTTTTGAGTAGATTCTGTTCCGCTTCTGGTAACATCTGCTCTGAAATAAACGCTGTATCAAATCCGTAAAGGATATAAGTGTCAGATACAACAGGATAAAGAATATCATCCGGAAGATACCGGCCATAATCATCATTTCGTGTTATCTCGAATGTAGTTCCGCTATTACCGCTCTCTTTTAGAGAGATAACAAAATCAAGGCCGGCCAGTTTACCTGTCTGGAAAATTAAATGGGGTTCTTGACCATTCAACACAAAATCTTTCGTAAAGTTTTTTAGTCCATTGTCCTTAAATGTGTAAATAAGGTACTTGTTTCCTGTCTTATTTCCGTCACTGTCTTCCTCCTCCTTTTCATCACTGGTGATAGTGGATACGGAGCCGATATATTTAGGATATTCATCCTCTAATTTAACAATTTCTTCAATAGCTTCTTCTTCCGGCATTTCGACATTATTCGGATTATCATAACGCGAATCTCCGATATAGATACGTTCGCCTGTTGGACTATACCTATAAGCATCTATATAAGGAACATCTTTTGGTAACATAAGACGCTTTTGAACGACACCGTTCAGAGTAAGTTCTTTATCATCTTTACTGAAATAGTTATCAGGAATTTTACCCTTAATGATATTGTTGATAATATATTGGTTACCCATAGAAGCTGTTACCCCTTCCGGCAGACGTATGACATTGGCGTCCTCACCTGTTAGCAAGTCAGGATTATAAACGGCTGAAAAAGTCCTCCCTGAATTTGCTCCGGACAGGAAAGTTACAGAAGTGTTCGCCGATGCGGACAAACATTCAATCTTAACATTATTTTCTCCACTCCTTCCAATTGTATATACTACCGTTTTCTCTGGATGATTCAGAGAAAAGCTAAATGTAAACAAAAACTTACAATTATTAGCCTTTTCAGGAAGAAAGAAATCAGTGTCACTAAAACTAATAGTAAAACTTGAAACTGAATCATTGAAAGCTTTCTCCTGAATATCCAGTACTTTCTCCACCTCTCCTACATAATAGACTAATGATAATTTAGCCTTAAAATTTTCAATGTTTGACGTGAATCGGGTGCTAAAGTATAGTAACATTGAATTGAATGAGATATGGTACTCACTAGCAGGCATGGAAGAAGTAAATACATCCGTCATAACCTTATATTCTTCCTGTGCTCCCACCATTTCTCCCTCTTCAAATATATTCATACTGATAGGAGATATTCCAGCATGAGAAACGGAAGGAAAGAACCTTATGTTTAACGGTCTTGAGGTATCGGATATATCTCTCCCATTAACCTTCTTAACATCAAATATCAAATCTTTCCGGTAAGTAGCAGGGATGTTTCGTGTAGAACCGAAAGCGTAGATACGGTTAGCATAAGTTGTCTGACTATCGCTGCGTGTCATATTATTGACATTCACATTCTCTGTGTCCGTCAAGTCACCAGCTTTGAAATCAACAGGGGAACTGTATTCACAACGCCCGAAACAAATCTTATGATTCTCTATCCACCATTCACATCCCCACGCTTCCGCCATTTGTGTGAGCGCATCTATTAGATTTACATTGTCATACGTGACTAATTTAGCGGAATTTTCTACCGTATCATCAATTTCCCAAATGAAGTCCTTATCCCTGAATTTATAGCCAAGATATTTCAAGTTATCAAGAAATATATTCAGGTGAACATCTAAAGTGGCTGTGAGATTCCACCCAGCCTCACGGCCGGTTGTTTCAGGTGTGTAGAAGAATTTCTTATTCTTCCATTTCCAGTAATAAGCGTCAAGGCGGAGTTCGTAGTCATAGCCTCCGGTAGTGGTATTATAGGTAGGTTTATACAGGTCTACTACTTCAAATATTCCCAGCTCATTGTCTATGTAGTCCCCTAACTTGAAATAGATAGGACTGGCAAGGGAAAACTTTAGAGTTACATAATCTTCCTGCATCAAAAGGAAGTGTCTTTTCGAACCCTCATTGATAGGAGTCGAAAAGCGAATGTTGCCGGATATGTCTTTGATGTCTACTAATTCCATAACACACCAAAGTTCGGAGATAAAAATCTCAAAACATAAAATCCGGCAACCCTATAAACCACAATTTGCCTATTGTGGCAATTTTACTCTCTATTACCCGGATTCGGCTCGTTTAGCTTTACTGAGATCTTTGAAAACGTCCTTATTGTATTGATTCCAAAAGAAGCGGACCTAATATAATACAAATGATATACTTCTTCGCCTAACGCTGGGATCTTGACAGTAAATTCCCCTTTTGTTATCTCATTCAGAAATGCTTTATACTTAGCTATGTAATCAGTTGGGGAATTCCCTTGTAGGGTAAAGGTTAGTGTTAGATCCCGTTCATCAATCTTCCGATTGGCTATAATTATTTTCTTCCCGTCCTGTAAACGAGACTTATTCTCTATAATTTCTTTCATTGGAAGCGGAGCGTAGATAGCTTCAATGAACCCGTCTCCCATTCTCACGCCCCACGTCGCAAAAGCGTCTTTATTGTTAATTAATAAGTCAACCATAGATTATAATTTTGATGTATTACGTTTAACTTCTGCAATATCTGTCTCAATATTCTTCAATGACTTGTTCATGCTTGTTGTATCATCATGAATACCTGTCAACTCTTCATAAGACAGCCTTAACAAATCCCGTGTCTCACTAGCAATATCCTTTATCCCTGTAGTATTGGAAATAATAGGCAGCATATCAGCTCTCAATTCAAGAATAGACATCGTTTGAAGCTGGTTCTGATTCTTAATCTCTTCTCCGGCAATTTGCAAAGCAGTGAAACGTCCGTTAAGTTCATCTATTGAATCCTGAGAAGCAGTTGCAAAGCCTTTCTTCGACGATTCCTGAGAAGTAGCAGAAGTATCCCACCCAAATGTTTTAAACATTTCTTCTCGATCATGCATCATATCTTCTACAATCTGTTGATACTGTTCTTTGATAAGGTCTGCTTCGTTTTTAGTAATTTTACTATCACTTCTCGCTGCATCGCTCCATTGCTCATAAAGAGCATTTATACGGCCTTGATACTGACTAGCGACTAACCCAGCCATGATTGACTTACGCAGATAATCCTCAAAGTTATCACACATATCTTCAAAAGAAGTATCCATATCGGATAACTGATCAATAAACCCATTGTAGAAGGAATCAAAATCAACCCCTGTCATGGCTTGATTAAGAGCATCCCTCAGTTCATTCGCTTCATCTTTACAAGCTACGATGCTATCCAGGTTTTCACGAATTCTGACATCAATTAAACTCCATGCTTCCGGCATTTGGGACTGAATGAGGAACAATTCATCTCCTGACAAACTATACAAGTCTGTCATGGAGCTTATTGATTTACCTAGGATGTCGCTCATCCGCTCAAAACCACCTATTGCACCAACATTTTTGTTAGAATGCCATTCTGCACTATGAGACTTCCAACTTGCACCGGCACGCCCTGAAGCTGCGGCAATCTTTTGGAGATTAATTACTTTCTTCTCGTAATTATCCATGGCTTGTGTAGCTGCTTGAACAGATGCAAATCCACCACCGAAAACTATATCTTCCTTGCTTTTGTCAATAATACGATCATAGATCTCATTTATTGCTTCAAGCTGTTCCTTTACTCCTTCATAATAAGCGGTACCGTCCGGCCCGAACAAATTACCCATTGCATTGACAAGTTGAGAGACTCCACTTACAGCACTCATGATACCTCCGGCAATATCTCCAGACATTATTTGTCCTACTCCTACTGCCGTTTGCCCAAGACCGGAAAGACCGTCAATAACGTTATTTATTTCATCGTTCAAATCTTCTCCAAATATGGAAGATATATCACTCCCAAACTGTTTGATAGCAGGAGAAAACTCTGTTATAGCTCCCCCTATAGTTGATATGCCCTGGCCGAGCTTCCTTGTATCACCATTAGCATTCTTTATATCATCGATTCCTTTTTTCATATCCGAGAAAAAGGATAACCAAGGGGATTTACCTTTAACTTCTTCTTTTAGCCTTTTTATGGCATCCGTTATATCCTTGATATTGATTGTCCCATTCTCAAGATTTGCGATATCCTTGTCTGTGAAACCTACAGATTTTAAATTGATAAGAGATACTGACTCATCCGTTCCAGACATATACTTGATTAACAATTCATACTTATCAATAATATCTTGAATAGATGATACACTCTTTTCACTTGCATCTTCAAACAAATCAGCCATGACATGAGTAGATTTCCCGAACTGTTCGTCCAGCTGAGCTATTGCTTGATTCTTCTCAGCAATTTTAGTAGCTCTTTCAGCACTATGTTCTTCCAATTTAGCTATTTCATCATCATACTTCTGAATAAGATTCTTCCGTTTCTCTTGATAATTACCAAATTGGATGAAATATTCCTGCCATGCTTTTTTATCAGCCTCTAATCTTTCATTATTAGTACTTGTTATACCTTTTTCTCTATTTCTTGCAGCATTAGAAGCCCATATTCCCAGTTGATTAGTTTGCTCATCTGTCAATCTTCCGCTTTGAGACGACTCCCAACTAGCTTTCTGTTTCTTAATGGCATCTATTTCCTTCTGGTAATCCAAATCGATTTGTTTCAACTTCCTTTCCGTACCTTCTTGCATAAGGTCGATTTCAGCTTGTTGGTTTTGACGGCGGATAGCAAGAAGTTCCTCATTGAGCCTTTCTTGTTCTTTCTTACGTTTATCTGCTTCTTTTTGAGAATTAGAAAGAGATTTATTTGTTTTAGAATCTGAATACTTATCTATTTGTTTTTGTGCTTCTTGTATTTGTTTAGTGTATTTATTCCATTCTTCTGAATTCTTTTTAGAAACATCTAAAGCATCACGAGCATCCTCTGCTTGTTTTTTTTTGTTCTCCCAATACTCCTTATTCTGAACGGCATTTAAACGGGCTTTTTGTAAATCTTCTAAAGCTGAAACAAATTGCTTTATTTCACCAACCTTAAAATCTTTACTACCACTAAACCATTCACCTTGTACATTTTCAGATAGTATTTTTTTATAAGTATCAATTGTATTTTTTAGTTCTTCATCTGATTTTGACTTAGAATCTGCAATCAATTTATTGATATAGTCAGATGCTACCTTTTGACGTGAAACTTCCCTTTCCTCCTCTAATCTTTTCAGTTTCGCTATTTCATCATCAACAGCCGACTGGTCATTAGTACGCATCCGTTCAATATACTCTTTCTGATTCTTTATGCGCTCGTCATAGCTTCGCAATTCCGTTTTGTTCTCTTCGGCTTTTCTTGTTGCATCCGTTTCTGATAATTCTTTTTTCAGAGCTATCAATTTTTTAAGATGTCCCTCTTCATCAATATACTTTTCAATAATGCTAGGATACATTTTCTTTAGAATATCAATAGCCCCCACTCTCTCCATTTCAGCCTTAGTTTCATCCTCTATGGAGGCTATCAATTCTTCGACCTTTGTTTTATGCTGTTCTTCACGTCTGACGGCAGCTTCTTTTGTCTCATTATACCGTTTCTGCATTTTCTCGACTTCCGTCTCACGTGTATAGAACTTATATAACCCATAAGTCGCAGTTCCAACAGCAGCGGCGAATAAGACATACGGATTAGCCAATGCCTTACCCGCGCCCTTAAATGTTGAGATGATATTCTTTTGAACTGTTGCAAATATCTTACCTCTTGCGGCAGCAATAGCCATAGAATTAGACAATACAATATTTGCAGCAGCAGCTAATTTCTTTTCAACTACTGCTTGTCGTAAAATCATTATATTAGCCCGTTCTAACATATTAACCACAACTATAGCCGCTTTGTATGTCCCATAGGTAGCTACTAAAGATGCAATGATTGCTCCAACCTCTTTATAGTTTTCAATAATAGATGTTACAGTCGATATTGTCATAGATGCAATTCCCTGCGTATCTTCTCCAATAGAATTCAACATAGAATCCCAAGCATCACCCAAATTAGAAATTTGACCGGACAATGTCGTAGATTGCATTTCCATCAAGTTATAGAATTTACCACCCTCATTAGTCATATTCTCTATAACCTTCTGCAATTCAGGGAAGCCGACTTTACCTTCAGTAACCATCTTTCTGATTTCTGATTCTGTTTTTCCCAGTTCTTTTGATAATTCAGCAACCAAAGGAATACCACGCCCCATGAACTGATTTACATCTTGCGTGAATAATCTTCCTTGCGACATAGACGTACCATATAGATAAACCAACTCACCAAGCGGAATAGAAAGACCAGATGCAATATTCCCCAAACGAACCAAAGTTTCATTCACTTTGTCCGCTGAAGTTCCATAAGCAAGAAGCTGTTTTGCCCCGCTTGTTACTCCTTGTAAATCAAAAGGTGTTTTTGCTGCCGTTTCCACCATTTGAGCCATTAAAGCATCGGCTTTTTCTTTACTACCCAACATAGTTTCAAAGGAGATATATGTTTTCTGGAACTCTCCACGGACATTTATCATATCGGTAACTAACCCTTTTAGTGCGGCAGTACCACCAATAACACCCAGCATCTTCGACAGAGATAAGTTGAATTGCCCTGTACCATCTAAAGCCCTACGTATATTTTCCTCATAGTTACCAATCTCCATTTTTTGGCGGGTATAAGCATCCGAATTCAACTTTAAATACCGGGTATTTTCTTGAATCTTGATATTTAGTTTCGTTCTAGCACCAGTTTCTCTCTCTTGTTGGTCTGTTACATTAGCTTGAGCGAAACGGAGTACTTTTAATTGTTCACGAGCTTCTTTTATTGACTGTACTTGAGTTTTTAATGCAACTGAAATCTGGTCGTCAGTATAGGTTTTAGGAGAACGGGGCGCTCTGCCTGTCCCTTTCTCTATCTGTTTTTGTAGTGCTTCATATTTTTTGATAAGAGAGTCTATTTCCTTTTGCTGTTTTTTTATTTGTTCAGAAGAAGCTTTTTCCTGGTCTATCCTCGCCTGTTGGGTTTGTACATATTTGTCTTTATATTTTTCCAATTTCTTTAAAGCTGATGATAATTGCTTCTCAAGAGCTTTCACAGCAGCATCACTATTTGGAACACTTGCAATCTCAATAAGAGATTTTTTTAATCTATCTATTTCTTGGCGCAGTTTTATAATGTCTTTGACATTAACATCTGCGGTAAATTTCATTCCTGCCATGTGACTTTTACGTTTTCGTTACCAAATGATTCCTTTAACTCTTTCTCCACGATTAGGCTTGCCGAATCCAGAACGTCAAACCCCTTGCTAGAAACAAAGCTCGCATACTCCATTCCATCAGCGAACACAACACCGTTTTTGGGTAGCTTCCCATATATAAGCAAGTTCTCTGTCTTGCCTTTAGCCCCCGCATGTTCGCTATCTGCCGGAACATATAGATAAACGATATTCCCATCACGAACTACAGCAGCCCCCGGAGCATTACGAAGATTCCACGTATGGTTCTGATAAGTTTTCTTGCTACTCACATTTCTTTCCTTTTGAGTGTCAACTGCATTATGCGCCGCTTCCTTCATAAGCTCATTTGCATAATCGTCCACCTCTTCAACATACTCGTCCAGGCCCGACAAATCAACCGTTACTTTCATTACTTATCAAATTTCATATTTTCACCAAAGAAATCCTTATCAGATACTTCCTTAAGCACCTCCCCATCGTATACAGCGTGCAACTTATCTTTTTGCATGATGATCAAATTGCGATATGGGATTTTATAAACTACTTCATCGTAAGAGAGATGAAGATTTTCCATGAACGACGCAATTTGCCCTAACATACAATCATTTCCTATAACTTCTGTTTTGCTGTCAGATTTGCTACGTTCTTTGCTAAATCCAACAGCATTGTAAAATTTTCTACAGAAATTAGAGAATAAGCGGCTGTAAGCCCACAGAGCACTTCTTCCAGAGTTCCCTTTGATAATTCATGTTCAAGACTATCATCCCCTTCAATAAACCAAGAAAGTGCACGAGAAGCAACGGAAATATCCTTTAACGAAGAAACAATACCCGCAATATCCTTGCTATCTTCTAGAATAGCAAGATAAGCCGAGGCGCCAGCGATTTTATGGATAGTAGGCGGGTTTACACGGTACATTTTCCCGTTTACAATTATAGGAATGAAATCTTTGCCTGTGATAGCTTCAGATACAAGTATAGCTGCTTTATTCATAATGATATTTATTAAAAGGGGGCGAGAAACACAAATCCTCACCCCTCACCACTTTACAATATAGATAATGTCTCTGACGGTTGCTTTCCTTCTTCTCCTGAAGAGCCATAGTTTACAGCACTCCCAGCGTTCACCCGCCTTGATCCAGCTGAATAACTATTTAGAGTAGCCGATTCAGAAGAAGCAATCGCCACTATTTCATCAGTTCATGCAGCATCTACCTTTTCGCCATCAAACAGATAGTCGCTCTTAACACCGGAGTTAGGATTTTCCATAGCCACCGCTGTTACACCCAGACCGATATTCTTTTCTACCGCATTACCTTTTGCGATAACAGCAGCATTGGTAAATACGATATAATTTCCTGTTTTTGTTTGGCCTACGATTGCCTTATTTACAATTCCCGGAGTGTCAGAAGAAGCCCAGCCTGCATCAGTATCAACCTTTTCACCACCTTCCAATTCTACTTTATCATCAAAAGAGAAAACGCCCATAGTGAAAGCAATTGTTTTAGCTCCTTTTTGAGTAACATCACGATAATAGATACTACCATTCAACTCGTTGATATAGTCGGTATAGGTAGGATCATCCTCCGTATACGCCCAAGTATCTTGATGAGAGTTCTCAACTTCTGTAGCAGTACCTAACCAGGTTTTAAGGCTAGTTTTAGTTACAGCAGAAGTAATAACATCACCGTACCAAATCTTTTTAATTCCTATAAACGGTTTCATATCTTTTTAATTTACGTTTAATACTTCAAATAATAATTTCACATTTACATAGTAACAACATAACTCTTTATCTTCTTCTATCCCGATAGTTTCAGAAGAATACCGGTACCATGAACCATCATATTGCCCTACAACTCCATCTTTGAACATCTCTTTCGCCTTTCTCTCCAATTCATTCAAACGAATCAAATTGGCTTTCCCCGCTCTAGATAAAGGAACACAAAGATTAACTTCAACGTATCCTCTTTCCCAATAGGTATCGGGCTGTTGAGTCTTGGGATAAACCACAATCCTTTCAGTATTTACCTTACCTTCAGGTATATTACCTCTCTGGTATACTTCGGATATCCCAAAAGCCTTGCAATCCTTAAATATTACGTTCGCGATGTCTGTTGTTGCAATCATATCCAAATATCACACCTACCTTTAAACTCTTCCGAATAGCATTCGGCATTCTTCTTCACATCTCCCTCTCCTACAATATTGCCTTCGGTGTCCATACATCTGATATGAGATCCTAAAATAATCTTTTTACCCTCATAAACCACATGGTAATTATATACCCAGCGTTCGCCATTGACAGAAACCTCTTTCTGTTGAGAGTTGTCATGGCAGAAGCAATCTGTTACATCCTGCCAAGACTCTCCACCGGTTCCCGGTATTGGTCGGTTATACTCGTCATTCTCTTCCGGAGTAATAACCTGTAATTGCAATTTATGCGGAGCAGTTTCTAGCATATCACCAAAATGTTACTTTAGGTTTATCTGTATTCAGTTCATCTTTCAGTCCATACTTATTGCATAAAAAAGAATAGTATGACTTTATCCCGGAAATATCCCAAGAAAGAGACTTTGAATGACCGTTTTCTGATACCGATTTAGAAGTAGCTCTAAGCAATAAGGAGGGAATAAATCTTGCTATCGCAACAGAGATAGACTGTAAATTGTCTTCAGTCATTTCCCCGTCAGGATCAACCCCAGAAGAAAGATTCATCTCTACCAAGTCAGCCTCCGACAATGATATGCCGAATGACTGAAACTTTTTCTTTATGTAGTCACTAATTATCATACTTACGCATTCATCGTATCCAGGTCAAAAATTACAATCTTATTGGGAGATGTAAATTCTGGAATCCATTCGGCTCCATATTCCATGAACCTGCCTTCATCCGTACGTATGTTGGAAATATACATACCACCTTCTGAACGGGTGTAAGTCTTTCCCGGAACTGGATCGGTAATTTCATACGGAGTATGCCAGCGCATCTTTCCCTGTTTAGGAGTGGTAAACAAAGAAATACGGTTATCTTTAAATACCTGTTTGAAAGTGCCGTCTGACAATTCCACCAAATCTTCGTTGATTACGATAGGCGGCAAGCCCAATCCTCTAAAGATAGTGGTTGCCATCTCACTAGACATAAGCCCGGCAGACAGTTGGACTTCTTTAGAATCAAAGCTTTGTTTGTAGAATTCTCCGAAGTCCTTTGATCCAATAATGCTATTGATAAAAGTCTTCCGGGACATTTCCATAGAAACGAACATGCCGAACTTAGTACGTAATTCAACGGTTTTCTCCATAAGATAACGAACAAAATTCAGTTTGTCTGAAACTTGCGGAGTGATACGATGAACCGGAAGTTCCATTTCAAGCAATTCAATTCCTTGCGGATTATCGTCTACTTTTACCGATGCTTTACCATCAGAACGAAGATCACCGTCCACAATATCCATACGTTTGTGTGGAGCAAGCAATACCTGACGCATATCATCTACAATATAGTTGATAATATCGTCCAGTGCAGCCCGTTGATCTGGTGTCTTCGCCTGATTGAACTTATTGATTAGTTCTTGAAGCATATCGAGTCTATCGTTGTCCATCTGGTATCTATCCCCCATATAGGCAACTTCGCCATATCCAGAACCCAAAGATTTACGCTCTCTTAACGGCTTGTTAGAGTTACGGTCAATTACAGAACCGGCAACAACACCCGTTACTGTTCCCAAATATGTTTTGAACACACGGGATTTCGTTTCCTCAAAATCGAGGTGCTTTTTCCAAAAGATTTGATCCAGTCTTAGAGCCTGCACACGGTCGATAACCGCTTTCACCACTCCCGGATCATTCAGTAATGTTTGAATAGTCAAATACATAGTTCCTCCTTTCTTTAATAAGTGAACATGAATCTGTCACCCAAAGTCTCCTTATCCTTATCGGAGATAGGAACAATGAGTCTTGTCGGTCTGATCTCGTACGCTTGACCTATAGCGGTAACAGTTGCACCCGCTTCTACTTTAGTCCATGCATAATTTAAAGCTGTTGCTGTTGCTTTTGCCGTTTTACCGGCTGCGGCAGTAGCTTCAAACAATACCGCATCCTTTTCTGCGGCAAGCGTTGGCGAAGCGGCCAGAGTAACGGTATCATATTCCGCATTACTTTTGTCGATAGCTTCAATTGTACCACCATTTGTACCATTACCAATATGCATACCGACGTACGCAAGAGAATTTTTCTTGATCTTCAACGAAGTAGAACCGGCAGTGATCTTCTCGGCTACTTCAACGTTCAAAACAGCTTTTGCCGTTCGTTTCACAAAATCAAGAACCAAAGGGGTAAGAGGCGGGATCTGCGCAACCCCTGTCAAATTCGAAATATCCAGATTGAAACCACCGGAATATCTATAAACCGTTTCAAAACGGCACATTTCCGGCATTTGTCTCTCAATCGGATTTAAATCATACTTAAAACCTGCTGGCATAATTAATCCTGTTTAGAGTTTTTAATTTCTTCAGTTCCCTTGTTTATCAGGGCGGCAATGTCATTTGAATTGTTTTGCTCATTGCTTCCCAATTCGGGAGTTCTCACATCTTGAAATCCTGCGTTGGCAAACGTCTGCTTTGCATCCTTGAAATAGTTATCCAAGTTTACATCTTCGGGAATATTCAACATAGGAACAAGGTTTTCGGGAATACCATACTCCTTCGCTTTACCTATGATTTGCTCTTGACGAGTGGCTTGTGCCTTCTCTGTTTCAAATTGAGTAAGCTTATCAGAAAGAGGTTTAACGGCTGCATTAACTGCGTTCGCAATGATGGTCGCTATATCATCTTTCTCTTCTTCCGGCTTCGGTTTTGGGTTAGGATTGGGATTCTCGATTTTATTTTTCAATTCGTCCAATTGTTTTTGTAGACCCGATTTTTCGTTTCTAACAGTATCAATGTCTCCTTGAAAAGCCTTCAGAAGTCCTTCGACCCCACTAATAGCAGTTTCTATTTGACTTTCTTCAGTTACGGTTTTAGACAAGTAGTCAGCCACCCCGTCAAACGCTTTATCACCAAACCCAAAGGTTTTATACTTCGTTTTTAGCGCTACTAAGATTTTTCCTTTCATACTGTATGAATTAGTTTTGATTTTCAACAGCATAAAGTTACACTCAAAGAAGAAAGCTATAAAATTATTATATGAGGGATAAACCACAATTGAGCAATTGTGGGAAATTAGTTGTTATACATTGGATTTTTAGGCCAGAAAGGGGTATTTTATAAGATAAAACGGCAAAAGAAAAGCGGAGGTTAGTCCGCTTCTATTTTGATTCCATATCCATTATGACATCTTTTATGGCTTTTACATATTCTAAATGAATACTTCTTGATATCAAATGGATATAAATATGTCTGTCTGCCTTAATCTCAATAGGTGTGTTTATTATATCGGTAATTCCATTTGACAACATATATTTATCAAACATTCTTGAGAACAAATTGCTTCTGAATTTTTGTGGAGTTACTCCTTTATCCCTTCTTAAAATGTCGTGTATGTCATCACAGTAGAAATATAATATCAAGTTCTCATTATCATTGAAAATTTCACCTATAACATTTGATATTTTTAGAAGTACTCCAATATCAGTGGGATTATCACCTTTTACTCTCTCAAGTGTGACATCTGCAATTTAAATACTATCTCCAAATATTTCCCGCACCTCACACGGGATTATATCCAAATTAAATGGAGATAATATTATCCGATACTCATCTTCTGATTTAGAATTGATAGAAACGGAAATATCCATTCAGGGAAGATTATACGTTGATTTTAATGGTACAGTTCTTTTTATTGCGTAATTTCTCCTGTTGAGACATTTTTCTATCTCTCAACTTATTTACAAAGTCCAATAGTGCTTTTGAGGGATTTTCTATAACAAATACCTCTTGTGTGTAAGATGAGGGTTTCATATTCAATTCTCCTTTGTTTTTTATAAAATAACAGTACTACTGCTATCTTTGTTCGTAACGTATCAAAGATACATTACTTTAATGTCGCAAATATAAATAATACAAATCAAGATTGATTGATTGATTGAACAATTAACTATATCTGTTATTGGTTTTTAACGGTTTTAACTTTTTAGAAACAAAAACCGCCCTTCGCAAGAGGGGCGGGAATGAGTTACAATGTTGACTCCGAGAAATCCAGTTCGTACACGATCTTTCCACTCTCGTCCCTACTGAATACTCCCACACAGATAAGTTCAGGGAATCCGGGACCTGGTATTGTAGAAAAAATTACGGATATTGCATCTCCCTCGGCAATATCCAGCGTTTTCACTAGCTTTTCGGCTTCTTGCTCACATAAATTTGCAAGTTTCTCCATGCTGTCCGTGTTCTTGCCACAGCTGACGGATAATCTGGAGGCGTAATTGGATGTTTTCATGATTATATTTTATTTGAGGGTTAGGATTCAGAGTTAAGCAGAGAGCCTGTAGCCTTATTCAATACCAGATGATATTTCTTTTTCTCTCCCGCCTTAGTGGTGGCGTCAACGTCTACTATTACGTTGTCTCCTTCCAATGAATATGAGGTCTTGTCTACTCTTATTTCTTCATCGGTAAATGTAGTCTGCCAGACAAAAGATTCTAAGTATCTATATTTTGATATATCCACACAATTTACAGTATTGCCTGCTATATAAACCATATTCTTTACAGATAAAGATATGTAATTGCTTCTTTCTATATACCCAATCCAATTTTGAACATCTGGACTATTATTACCATATATATTTTTCAAATCTTTATCTAATATAGCTATATCATATAAGCTAGTTCTACTCGTTGTGTAAATAGCAATATACTCTCCATACCAATCTACCATTTTTTCCGGATAAAAAAATACTTCGTTATAATCACCATAATACACTTTATCAAAAAATTCTTTCTTAACCACTTTTCCACCCTTTGTCTTTAATATAAATTTATGTGGATGAGCGATTAAGTCACCATATAAACTGACCAATATGTAGAGATAATCATCCTTTTTCAAAGTACTTTGTATATAGCAGCCTCTAACAGGATACTCTTTTGTTTCCCCAAACCCTAAGTCCTCAATATACCCTTCCGCCTTATCATTGATAGTAAAAGCCTTGTTGCCTGATTCGTCAATAGCCTCTATATAATAATCTCCTTCAAAAATATAAGATTGTAGTTTAATATCACCTACTTGAACCGTACTATTGATACTATATTTGGGAGGTTCAGGTTCATCTATTACATCTTCACTAGAACTACAGCCTGCTAATAGTAATATTGCTACTAAAGGGAATAAAATTTTCTTCATATTGTGTGTACTTTATGTGTTTATTTAATAAGTTCTCCTGTCTCCTTGTCAAATTCAAAATTTAAGACCTCTTTTTTCCCCGTTATGTATGTGATATTTACATTAACAAGAACTGTATTATTCGAAGAATAAGAGGCGCCTTGACAGCTTGCAACAAAATCTTCACCTACTAGGTCTATTGGATATGACCATAATGGAGATGTATTGCGTATGTCATAGAAACAGATTGTGTAATGATGTTTAAGAACTTCTTCTAAAGAAACGCAATGTGTCATATCTAAAACTATTCCGTTAGGAGAATACTTGCTTATAAGATTCAATTCATTATCATACACATGTCCTTCCGAAGCAGTTGCTTCTGGATACACTTGGTACTTTTCAGATAATACTATACTATTCTTAAACCAAAATGCCATATTCGTAGGCAAGTAGGAACTAGTATTCAATGTTACTGCATGAACCTTGCCATTCTCGTAAGAATATAACTTTCTAATTCCCCAAAAACTCAAAATATCAGATTGGTCTCTTAAATCTGCTAATAGATAATATGTATTTTCATATTGAAGAATATCAAAAATTTTAATATATGAAGCGATAACATCTTTTTTATTTCCATATCCCAAATCTATATCCAACTTAGTCCCTTTTCCTATTTCTTCGGACACTTCAAAAAGGAATTCATTATCTTTACTAACCTTTATGGTGTAGTTTTCTTCATTAAAATCAATATTACAGCTAAAACCATTAACTAAAAATGCATTATTATCACCGGATTCCGTATTTTCCTCATTATTTTGCTCTGGAACAGGATCACTTCCTTCGCTGCATCCTATAAGAAGTAGCAAGGCAAATATTAGAAATATTCTATTCATATTTTGTGTGTATTATGGTTGTACGGAGGCAAAATAACATACAAACACACACAAATGCAAATAATTCCTTATTTTTCTTTGTTTTTGGGTGTTTTTTCTAGCATTAAATAAAAAGTAGGAGGAAATTAAACGCCCGCACAGGTTAGCAAATCATGCACGGGCGTTCTCTTTATTTCTTCTCTGGCTTAATAAACCCGATCGGGTTACGTGGCTTATTCTCTATCTTCTTTTGCGCCTGAAGCTCGGCTAAGGTCTGGTTGATTAGTTCTAATTGCATCCGGGTATCGTCGTTGATGTCGTTATAGTCGGCAAATACTTCCTCTATGTATTCCTTTAGCTCTTTGACTTCTTTCTCAATGTTACCTAACCGGTCTACGGGTGGATTCGCCAGCATTTGCCGAACAGCAACAAAGGCACGCATGATATTGATATTTACCTGTATGGCTATATCTGAATTAAGAACACCGGAAAGCATAGCTAAACCCTGTTCCGTAAATGCATAAGGAAGTTTGCGAGTACCACCCCAACTTGATATCACAAATTGTGATTTCAAGATAGCCCACTCATCCGAAGTTAATTGAAACATGAAATCAGAAGGAAACCTTTTCATATTTCGTTTTACCGCCTGATTGAGCACACGGGTTTCTACTTGGTACAATGCTGCCAAATCAAAATCAAGCATTACTCTTTGCTCTCTTATCTCGTATATCTTGCTCTGGATTAACTCTAGCTGGTTCATGGCTATTCTACTTTAATATTAATATCCTTTCCACAGTGAGGGCAAGTGAGAGAGAGACCGTCTTTCTTTGGTTGTACTTCTTCCGGAGAAGCAAAGAGTTGCCACGTTTCAACACCCAAAACAGATGCAAATTTTTTAATCGTTTCCAATGTCGGGTTTTTCATCAATCCATTAAGATTTTGTTTCTTGATACCCAATAAATCAGATAAAGCCGTCTTAGTTAACCCTTTTTCTTTTAGTAATGCTTCAATATTATCCATATTTATAAATTTTAATGTTACAAAATTACTCATTATTGAATTAGTAATGCTATTCGTATTACTAATTAATGTTAAGATAAAGATAAAACATTACTCTGTTCTTGTTTTGTAATGCATAAAACATTACCTTTGTAACATCAAAAAGGAAATAAAGTAATAACAACTAAAAAATAAAGATTATGGCAACAAAGAAAATGCTTGAAAACAATTTATCAAAAATAGCAGGTATAAACGTTGAAATAACATTTGCTCGCACAAATATGATAACAATAGCGTGGGACAATAAAGATGATAAAGTATTCAACCGTTTACAAACATACTTTAAAGGTAAGTTATTCGGTTATGAATACGATGAAGAGTGTGATATGTCAGTTTGTTGTTTGAATATATAAGTTTAACCAGCAGGGCGAAAGCCCTGCATAACCGTTAAAATATACGATTATGATAGAAATGACAATCATCGTTTTAAGCCTGCTTGCCGGATATAAGATGTTCGGTGACGACAACGACAGGTTTTTCATGTGCTAAGCAAGAGCGACACGATAGTATCAACACATTAAATAGAAACATTATGGAAACAAAAAGTTTGGAATTATGGTCTACCGATAGGATTGATTTGGTAGAAGCGAAAAACGGTCAAGCTGTGACCTCTTCTTTGGTGGTTGCGGATTACTTTAGGAAGGCGCACAAAGATGTACTTAGAGCGATTAAAATGCTGGATTGTAGTGTATTATTTAACCAGCGCAATTTTGCGCCCGTTGAATATAGAGATAAAAAGGGGGAAAATAGACCCATGTACTACATGACCCGTGACGGCTTTACTTTTTTAGCTATGGGCTTCACCGGAAAGGTAGCCGCCCAGTTCAAGGAAGCCTACATCAACGCCTTCAACGAAATGGAAGAGAAACTCCGATCCGAGCGTTGCACCAAGTACGCAGAACGCATCGTCAAAAAGCAAATCAAGGAATTCAACCAATCATTGCAACAAACGCTCGCTAGCGGCCGCAATAAACACGGAAGTATCTACGGTGGAATGATACCCTATGGAAAGGAAGAAGTGGTATATAATCCAAAAGAAAGCATGGAATCCAATTTAAAGCGGATATTCGGGCAAGTACGTGAGATGTGCAAGGACGGATTCCTAATGTCCGCACTCGCTGTTGAGACAAACAAGGTATTACAAGAGTTTATAAATAAAGGGTAAGTCAGGGGACTTCGGTTCCGGCACATTAGTTGACGCCAATCAGCGGGAAAGGGTAGCTTCAGGGCTGCCCTTTCTTTATGTACGGACAAATCAAATAATATACTTTTTGTGTTCAATCAGTGCATTTGCGACAGTACGTGAAGCTCTTCTGCTAGTTATCTCACAATCCGCATTTCCCTGAATATCTTTTCTTTCTATTTCGTCAGAAGCGAGAGCTTCAATTAGACCGACTGCTGCAAGCTCAACCTTACTCATGTTATCACGTATGCTTTGATTTTTAGAAAGCCCTTTCTTTGCCCGGATCACATTAGTAGTTCCTCCATAAAGAGGTTCATATATGGCATTGGTACAATTACGAAATCCATCCCCGGATACGCCATGAGCCGCCAATGTTCTTGTGAACATATTCCTGGTTCCGATAGATTTTAGGCGTTCAGCAGTCCAATCAGCAGACTTTCCTCTCTTTTCATACGCTTTTATGTATCGTTGGCCTATTAGGTCTGGATTCTTTTCTTCTTCGATATGCTGAAAGAAAACTTCATTGACCAATACGTGGAGTGCAGGGTCTAAATACTTAGCATAAGCAAGTGATATTTGTCTGTGCGCATACGAACCTCCTGATTTCCCGCGCTTTGACTTTATAATATGGTTCTGACACACATTTAAAATACCGCTTACAGTTTCAATCAACTGTTGAGTTACTTCTTGTCTTAACCATTGAGCAGGTTCTTTACCTTGTGGACTACCTGCAATTTTCCAAAGATCAGTTAAAGATAATAAATCTCCATCTCTACCAATATTTTCTAAAATATTAGCATCATACTTTTTAATTTCTGCTTTCTTTTTCATAGATTTGCATTATTAAATAGTTAATACTATCCCCATTAGCGGCTCGGACACTTCCGCTTTTGGGGATTTTAATTTGTCCGACTTTGTAGCAAGCGAGGATTCGAACCTCTTCACGCCTTACCGACCTGCTGAACCTGCCACGCTTGGCATATAAAAAAAGCGCCAAAGGCAAGCTCCTCACTTCTCACCGATGGCGTTATATCTTTCAGCCGTGAGGATAGCCGTATTATTTTCTATGCACAAATTTATTTCATATCCAATTATAAGCCTAAAATTTTCACTTCTGGAAAACCACAATAAGCGAATTGTGGTTTATTTGTCTTTTGGGACTAAAACCGACTTATGCACTAGTAAACTTATAGCAACTCACTATTTTATTCTATATTTCCTACACTTTTTGTATAGCCCCCGTATTTTTTCTGACTACACACTCTCATTTCTGTTCTTTTTGACTGATTCAGAAGATATAGAAACCTCACTCTTTTCTTCCTCCTCAATCTCTTTCAGGACTTCATCCACCCTTTCGGCATTACCGGCAAACAAAATTCCCTCTCTCCGGGACCATACTTTACCTTCTATTGCACTAACTGCCGTTGCTACTCGTTCGTCAATATCATCAATCATGTACGGAACCAAATCCACGTCAATATCAATAGTCTGGGAAGCCTTGTCAAATTCAGAAGGGTTAATATCCGCCAAAGCTGATACCAGGAAGTTTACCCTCCGTTGAAAGAACTCTCCAATCACTTCCGCATGATTAGATACTGCCATGTGAGCACCCATAAAAATATACCTAAACGCTTTCCCTGAAATGGCATTTCCAAGACCTTTCAACTCTTGCGGTGATATACGTGGAGTATTCGTCAGATCGTACGCCCTGTTAGTAAGCCCTTCAAGTTCCAATTTAACCGTATCAGGAACCTGATTCCAGGTCAGATATTGAGCGTTCGCCTTATCTCCGGTCAATTGTATGATCCTGTTTCGTTTCTTTCCTGTAAAGCCTGACACATCCCCAAAGAGCATTAAATACGGGAAGAAGTGGTAGTCTATACAATCGGCATAACTTGATAATATCTTCTCAATGCGTACCCGTATGGTCTTTATCTTATGGCAATAAGTCTCCGGACGATAACCATATAAAACAGGTAGCTTTTTGAACCCGTGCCTGAAAGACTTCTCTTCTACCGCTTCCCACCCATTCGTATTTTCCCACTGGTAAACATGGGTAGCAGTAACAGTTTGAAAGCATACTATTTCTACATCGTCCAGATCTTTCTTTTTATATTCACGTGAGAAAGCAACCAAATCTCCGGCATCATCAAAGAAAGGGTAAAGTTTATCTCCCCTGAACGGAGACCATATTACGCTGCGGAGCTTATTTTTCGGTCTTACACTTCCTCCGAAAGCCCTCTGTATTTTATTCCAGAATTTAGTCCAGAACGAATCATCTTTGACTGCATACCAGTATTCGGCACATTCCTGTTCAGAAAGCCAAGAACGAACGATACGTTTATTCTGGTATTTTATTTTATTCTTCTTCAATACTTGTTGAATAGCATAAAATAACCCATTTTCATCCTCATTTGACGGAGCGCAATCCATCTTAGGCTCAACCCCTACTGTAAACGCTGTTTGAATATTGGTTATATCTTGCTCCAACGGAATAGATATACGGTTACACGGTTCTGTACGTTTTTTAGCTGGGATAGTAGTGCTTTTACCGGTACTATCATTCCATTCTTCCCTTTCCTTCTCTTCAACAACTTCGATGTCCGGGTATTTTTCTTTATCCACAATGATTTCATGCAAATCAGCGTTCCAATCCTTCCAGTTTTCACCGGTATTGGGTTCCTCCGTTTTACGTCCTTTCTTCAAATATTCGATCTTCTGATCTACATCTTCTAATGATAAAATCTCTTCTAATGTCATATTGATATATTTTTAACGTCCAAAAATCCCCGAATAATCCTTGGGTTTCTGAATTTTACCAAGAAGCTCACCCAATACATAATAACGAGCTGCATCGATGGCATGGTTATCATGATCTTCCGGTTCATTTATATAGTTCCCATCCTTATCTTTAGCCCACACATATTTCCGTAGTTCTTTTTGAAGATTGTATGAACGTTTAGTTACAAAAATCTCCATGGTCTTCATTTTGTCTATACCTGCGTTAATAGAACCCGAACCCTTTTCGACAGGATATATTTTTATCCCTCCATTGTGTATCTCTTGAATCAACCGTGGATCAGCACTATCGGCTATAACCTTCAATCCCCATGGACGAAGCGTTTTAATGATATCAGAGGAAAGAAGCCCGGTACGGTAATCTATTTCATCCAAGTACAAAGCATTATCAATAATTCCGCAGCGAATAGAGGCGGACGGGTCATGAGTATACCCGAAATCTTGCCCAAAAGCAACCTTTTTGCACCAAATCGGGAACTCATCAACAATTCCCCACTTCTTGAACACAGCACCTTCCGCCACGTCAGCCCACCGGCCGATAACCACGTGAGCATATTTATCCGGATCATTAACCTTCATATCTTGTACTTCTTTTAAAAATTCTGACGAAAGATTATCCAGGTTATCTAGGTAGGTAGTATGAATGTGAAGCACATTCGGATGAGTGGATATTTGAACTTGTACACCGTCAATATCTACCAGCTTATGAGTTTTCTCTATGTACTTTTTATAGATGAAGTGATTAGAGTCGCATGGGTTCATTATGATGATAATCCGGTTCTGAATCCCTTTCTTACGGATAGAGAGCATTATTTTATCGAACTCTTCTTCATTCGTCCACTCTTCCGCTTCATCGCAGACGAAAGTAGTGATACCCTGAATAGATTTCAGTTTTGCCGTCTGATTTCCTGAAGAAGTCTTGATACCCCGGAACATGATACGACTATTAGTCATTTTATTGACTATATCCGTCTTTGTAGTCTTGAAATACTTTGTCGTACCGTCTAGCTCTATCTTTTCCATCATTTCGGGGATGATAGACATACCAGCGGAAACCATTGTATAACGGGTATAGAGAATATGATGAACTATTTTCTCGGCTTCCGTCATTTCAAAGGTCAGACGCTCTATAAAGGTGGAAGCGTTGAAAGATTTTCCACTACCACGGCCTCCAGTGATAAGAATAATAAATTTTTCCTTATCCTCATATAACGGGTAATATATTTCTTGAGGTACGATCATTTCACTTTGTCTTTAATCCAAGAATCAATGCTGATACCGTGGTCTATATTGGTAGGTATATCGGCATCTTCAGGCTTTGTTTCTTGCATAGGCTTTCCCCATAGCTTTTCGGTAAGTTCTTTCAGAGTAGCAATAGACCCTTTACCGGAATCCTTATATAAAGCTCTGCAAACATTAATAACCCACATCGGAGTATCTTCCTTTCCGATAATATCCTCAACCTCTTTTTTTGTACATTGTATAACATACACTACAACCTCTTTCCATTCATCATAGGATATATTATAGGCTTTTTTTGCAATAGTATATAGTTTAGGTTTCCGACCCCTGCTTTGAGGCTGGTTTTCGCTCGTAAATCTTGTTTTCTTTCCATCTTTAGCTATATTCTTATTTGCCATTTCAAACCGTTTACAAACCGTTTTCTATTTACTTGATTATTATAAATTACCACCCTCTGTACTTGTTAGAGCGATTAGTTCCTTTCATAACTTCTATTCGTTGGATATAATAATTATATGGCTCATATATTCCCGCATCACGGTCACTCCTTTCGGCTTGTTTTATAGCCTTTTTTGCTACATCGGAGCTAATATATCCGTTCGATTCATTCCCCGTTATCTTGTCAACAAATACATATTGAATCTCTGTTGCATTAGAACTCGCTTTTGTAGGTCCCTTGATAGGTTCGGTAAATCCCGGTCCAGTTCTACGAGAGGATTTTGCGCTACCCCTAATTCCTCCTGATGTCTTAGCCATTATTTCTTCCTCCTTCGTTTTAAGGTACTACCTGATAATGTTGGATTAAGCATCAATACTTCAACTGGATAACCGGTATTTCTCGATAGATTATCCATAACTGTCCTAGTTGCTTTATATATTCTATCCCGATTAGCATTCCCGTAAGTCCTAATTAGGCGGTGCATTGCTTTCTTTGCATCTACTCCGCTTCTGATTCTATCACGTCCTCTAACACCTCCGCTTGTTTTAGCCATTTCAATCTCCTTTCTTAACTCTGTTGACCATAAACTGTTCGACATATATAATGCTGTTTTGCACGCATATATCTTTTATTTTATCTCCACCACCGTAAACTATCATATTGGGTATATCCTTTCCTGATATTTCACGGGCAATCTGTATTTCTTCCTTTAAATACTCCTGCCTGTCAGCATATCCACGAGTAGCAAAAGCGTTATACCCGTCGGGAATTCCCAAACGGTTATATTTTTGAAACTTCTTTGCCACATTCAAATCAGCCCACACCTTCACACCGCATTCCTGCCAATAGCGGGAAATCCACCTCTTTTTGTATATTTGATGTAATCCGTAGGCAATAGGGGTTGTGTCGAAAAGAGACAGATTCGGTTCTATAACAGCTTCGCATCCGCTATTAAGAACTGTTGACGGGTCTTTCCATATTGCTTCAAACCGATAATCTTCCACATAGAAATGATAGGTAGATATTCCTTTTTTCTGTCTTGTGTCAGCTCCCCAGGCGGATAAGGGAATTACAAGGCCATTTGCTGGCTGTTCGTCTGATCTTAAATTAGGAATATCAAAATCATTATTGCTGTCATATATGCGGTCGCCAAGCATCATATCGTAAAAATCAACCTTCTCTATATCCTCTTCACTTTCTTCTTCTGACTGAGCCTCCGATTTGCTACTCTTTGGCTTCTGTTCTGCTTCCTTCCAGACCTCAAAACCCCAACCATTGAGCTCCTCGCTATCCCATTCATTGGCAATCATATCCCAGTCAGTCTCTCCGAATGGATTATTATCTTGAATAAGCATCTGACGAAGCTTCTCTATCGGCATATTTTCCGGTAAAATACAGCATGGCACCTCTTTCCAGCCTAAATGCCTATAAGCGTGTAAACGCATGTTGCCGCCAATTACAATATATCCATTATTATGCGGGTAAACAAGAATATCCCTTGCCTCTGTCATTTCGGGAAGCTCTTTTATTGATTTACAAAGCTTACGAAATCTTTCTCCTTTGATAAGCCTGGGGTTCTTTGGCAATCCCTCTATTTGACCATCATTGGGATACACTTTAGATATTGCTATATTTTCTCTTTTTATCATACCTTGCTTATTATACCATTGTCTTTCAACCGAGATACAATTCCAGTGTAAATATACTCTATATCCTTCCGAAAGTCCTTATAATTATTGTAGAGAACAACCACAGTTTCGATATTGTGGGAAATAAATGTTTTATCGCTGATATTTACCGACTCGGCAATCTTATCCCGAAGTCCTTTGGGCATTCTCCCACCGGCCAAGACACTGGGAGCATAAAGGAAAAGAATAATAAATATAAACTTCTTTCTGATATGAACGCTATCCTTATTTCCCGGACAATCCCTAAAGTCCTGTATTTCACAAAACCATTTATATATGGTTGGAATATAATCCAGATCTGACATAATAGGAGCAGATAATTCAGACTCTCTTTCTGACAATATGGATTTTTGCTTTCTAATAGATTTTAACTCTGATATTTCTGAAAACATAGTACGATTATTAAAAGTAAATAGTATATTTGTACTATGAATTATGGAAGGGCGTCTATCTGGTGGTTCGGGTGACGCTCTTTTACTTTACACTCTTCCCCCACATTTCCGCATTATACAGGGCATAAGCATATAGCTTTATCTCTTCGCTGGTTTCCAGGAATTTCACTTTCATGGCTTCTTCATACATTCCGCCAATAGGTTGCTGTTTATCTCTTGCTTCATAATCATTTTAAAGGATCAATTATTTATTCTCCGTCTTCTATTTTTCTTTTAAGATTACTGTATTCATCCTCAATGCACTTGCTTATCTTGGCTGCATCTTCGTAACGTTCAGACTCTATCAGTATTCTTTTTATCTCTTCAAGCTGATTGATGTATACGATGTCATTGCGATCCGTTACGTGCTGAATATAACTTTTGATGCCATTCAGCTTGTCCTCCATGCGTCTGTGCCATTTGCTTATCAAAATTACAACAATGGCAACGGTTGTGGCATTGAGGATGAATAACGCTATTTTAAGTATTAATTCTGCTATTTCGCTTATTGGCATGGCTATTCCTCCTTCTTTAATTCCTCAATAAGAGCATCAGCAAATATAACTGCGGCACGTGCAATATTAGTTTGAATTTGTCTTTGACCATGCTCTGCTCCCTCACATAAAACCTGATGATAGAAATCTTCATTTGACATTATTGCAGTAACTGTTTCCTTTGCTATTTCATAGCGTCTCTGTTCCCAATCAATTGCTGAATTTCCAATATTCAAAAAATCAAGGTCACATTCTCTGAAAATCATATTATCGCATACATATAAATTATCATCACTATGTTGCGCATTTATATTGAATTTCGGAATTACGTCTATTAAAACTCCAGTTGCTTTTACTCTTGCTTTCATAACTGATTAATTTTAATATATCCGTTTTCAATACACCAGCAAAGCATCTCGTAGGCTGCGTCAATTAATGAATCTGATTTAAACTCTTTATAGTAATCAAATTCATCAGACATTGAATAGTATATAGACCATACATCACAATCATAAGTGGATATTGTAAGATAATAAGTATCTGTAACTGTCTTAATTTCTTTCGGCAGTAATTCTATAATTTCCTGAAAGGTGTAAGTAGGGACTATATCCAAAAATGTACTATCTCTTTTTTGATTAATTACATCTTCATATATTTCAAGTTCCCATTCTTCCTCTATATTGCCATAAAAACAGCAATAACACATACTTGCATCACTTGTATTTAATCCCAGTTCCCGCAAATATTTCATTTGCTCGACTGATAACACTAATTTTGATTTCATAGTTATTCCTCCTTCAATTTTTCCAAAAGTTCCTCAGCTAACATATTGCAATAAATGATATCATCTATCATTGTATCTACATTGCTTACATCTGCCTTAAATCTCTTTATCACGATCCAACCATACCACATTTTCATTTCCACATCAAATATGTGGCCAAACAAACCGTATATGGATATTCTATACTTTCTCATTGTCATTCTTTTTTAAGTTCTTCCAATACTTTCTTCGCTATCTCATAGTAAGGCAAATCCCAATCAGCACAGATATCGTCCACTTCATCATCGTAATGATTGACATTAACGTATTCACTTAGATATTCGCGAAAAGATTCGCCGTATAAACCTTCATCGCCACAATCATCGTACATTCTCAATTCATGGGCAACTTCCTTACATTCTTGATGCGTTATGAAGTCATACACAACTCCGTCATAGACATTTGTTTGACGGACATACTTTTGTCCCGGCTTTATCTTGCAGGCGCAAAACTCACACACATGTTCTTTCTTAGCTGTTGGATAAGTTTCTTTTAGTATTGTTGGCATAGTTAATCCTCCCATTCTTCGTCTTCGTATTGCATACAATATCCTAATAAGTTCAACTCTGGATCGTCCAATAAACATTCTTCTTGGTGTACACAATTCATGCAACACCATTCGTCTGATAATATACTCATTGTTATTCGTAAATTGGTAGTTTCATAAAACACATCCACATAGTCTTGCCATGTCTTCCGGTGGTGTGACCGAACAACGGCTGCCGTCCGATGGCTTTCAATACTTCTCTAACCGTTATCTGGTCTTCATTCCATTTGAAAATGAGAACGCCGTAATCTTCAAGTACTCGAAAGCATTCATCAATTCCTTTTTTTATCACCCTTGGCCAATCTTCGGGAAG